GAGAGCGTGAAATAAAAATGGCACTGGAAGTCGAAGTCGAAGTATTGAAGACGGTCGTTAGTAAACTAGACCAGTCAATTGAAAAAATCTCTCAAGTCAGCAATGACATCGGACGACTGCTCGCTGTACACGATCAGCGTATTGACCAACTGGAACGAATGAGTGATTTAAGAGTGGACGAAATCAAAGAACTGCATTCACGCATCACAACTCAGACAAGAGAGATTGTGGACAAAATGGATGCCATGCAGTCAAGACTTGAGCATAAGATGAGTACTCAGGCAGAGGCTGCGCAAGCGCAACATAAAGAAATTCAAGAAGAAATCAAGAACGACGTTTCCAAAGTAGAGACTAGAGTTGCTGCTCTAGAGAACTGGAAATGGTGGGTTATTGGAGCAGCTGCTGGAGTAGGATTCTTACTCGGTAATCTATCTAATATTGCTAAGTTCTTAAGTTAATCAACATCAAACCCAACACCGTTAGTATACATCTTGTAACGGCTGTCCGCAAATAATCTTTGCAAATTACAAAATAATAGTTGCCTTTTATCTTCACTTAGGGTAAAATAACTACTCTGAGTGGAGATATCATGCTTTACATTGACGCAAAGTACGCATCATTCTTAGGGTCTCGCCTAAGAAATTTCAAACAACAAAAAGACTACCTCTGGAACTTCTCATGTCCAGTGTGCGGGGATAGCACAACCAACAAACTGAAAGCACGTGGTTATATCTACCGAACAAAGAGTGATCTCTTTTGTAAATGCCACAACTGTGGTTTCAGTTCCAATCTTGGTAATCTGATCAAGCGTGTCGATCCAGTACTCTACGACGAGTACGTTCTGGAGAGATACAAAGCAGGTGCAACTCGCTACAACGCACACAAAGACGTAGCACCAATAATCCCCAAACCAGCAACCATCGAGTTACTTGAAGACGACATCCTTGAACCACTCAAGCGTCTCGACAAACTCGACGTATCTCACCCAGCAGTCAAGTACGTTTTGGATCGTAAGATTCCAAAGGATAAGTGGCACCTGCTCTACTTCGCTCCCAAGTTTAAGAAGTTCACCAATGGTGTAACACCAAAATTTGAAGAGCCTATCGTTGGCGAACACCCACGAATGATCATCCCATACTTCACTCCAGCTGGTAAGTGTTTTGCTTTCCAGGCTAGAGCCTATGGCGACGAACAACCTAAGTATTACACCATCAAGGTTGATGAAACTGAAGAGAAGATCTATGGTTTGGATCGCGTAGATTACAGTAAGCGTATCTACGTAGTTGAAGGTCCTATCGACTCTCTGTTCATCCCAAATGCCATTGCGGTATCTGGTTCAAGTTTTGACACTCCCACTATCAGAAAGTTACTTGCGAATGCAACCATCGTTATGGATAACGAGCCTCGCAATAAGGACATCGTCAAACAACTTGAAAAATATATCGAGATGGGGTATAATGTTGTGATGTATCCAGATACCTTACAGGAGAAGGACATCAACGATATGATCAAAGCTGGTCGGTCTCAAGCTGAGATTCTTGACCTAATAAATACCAATACCTTCAGTGGTATGGAAGCAAAATTGAAATTCGCAAATTGGAGAAAATCTTGAAAGTTAAGTTAATCAGTTATTCGAAGCCCTCCCGTGCCATGTATGATGAAGGTCTCACAGATGCTCAAGAGCTAATCGCCTTCTGTGCTCGCGTTAGCAATCCGAGCAATCAATTCAATATGGAAACAGCTGACAAGCTGATTCGTTATTTGATCAAACACAAACACTGGTCACCACTAGAAATGGTAAGTGCGTGTCTAGAGATTGAAACTACTCGTGACATCGCTCGCCAAATTCTACGCCACCGTTCGTTCTCTTTCCAAGAGTTCAGTCAGCGTTACGCCGATCCAACCAAAGACCTCTCATTTGTCCTGCGCGAAGCACGACTTCAAGACGAAAAGAATCGTCAAAATAGTATTGAGATGGAACCTACTATCGGTAACGCTATGATTCAAGATGAATGGAAGCAACGTCAAGTTGATTTGATTCGTCAGGTGAAAGATACATATGAGTGGGCAATAAGTAAAGGTATTGCTAAAGAACAAGCACGTGCTGTACTACCAGAAGGTTTGACTGCTTCTCGTATGTACATGAACGGTACGCTGCGTTCTTGGGTGCATTATTGTGAGTTGAGAATGGAAAATGGAACTCAGAAAGAACATGCTGATATCGCTAAAGAAATCGCTAGTGTTATCTCTGAGTGTTTCCCTATGATGAGGGATCTAGTTGAGAATGCTTCTTAAAGTGATTCGTGATGTTGTTTATGGATATTTCTTCTCTACAAACAACACACGAACATCTAAGGTGTATTCTCCCAAGAGCCTTCTGTCGGATTTTCTCTTTAGATAAATTAGAATGAGTTCTACCTTCGTTGAGTTTGGATTGTTGTTTAGAACGATGCTCCCGCAGCTTTCTACCTTCTTCCTCGCCATATATTTCTTCGTAGGTTTTACCCTTTCTTGTTTCAGATAGTTTTTTAGAACGAAGTTGTTTTAGTTCAGTGGCTTTATCGATACCATATCGTTGCTCGTAGGATTGACCTTTACCACGATTTAATTTAGAATAATCTATGTATTGTGAAGTGTCTCCGCCATCTCCTGATTCTGGTCGAAGATTAGCCCATTGTTTAGAATCAACAATGTTAAGTTTTTCAGATAGAGGAATTGATGTTTCTGTTAATTCTTCTATGGTGGTAAACTGTCCTACAATTTCTGTAGTGACATCGTTACCGTGTTTTTTAAGGTGGTTTAACCATCGTTTCCCAGATCCCTTATAGGTGTATGGGTCTTGAATGGTTTTTCCTAAGTATTTCAACCCAGTGATATTATGGGTTTTTATGTAAAGATAGATCATAATTCCTCCTATCTTTATTTATAAAATCTGTCATTTCATTGAGTTACGATTAAAATAAAGGATTTCCGTATGGAAGACATTGTGCATGGCATAAGGGTTGACTATTCCCGTGACAATTTGTTCGACGAGTTGGGCAAGATTCGTCTTAAAGAAAGTTACATGAAAGATGAAGAAACATCTCCGCAGGAGCGATTCGCTTTTGTTTCGGCTAAGTTTGGTAGTAACCCTGAGCATGCTCAGCGCTTGTACGAATACTCAAGCCAACATTGGCTGTCTTATTCTACCCCGATCCTTTCCTTTGGACGCAGTAAACGTGGTTTGCCAATTTCCTGCTTCTTAAACTACATTGAAGATACTGCGGAGGGTTTAGTTGATAATCTTAGCGAAACTAATTGGCTTAGTATGCTTGGCGGTGGTGTTGGTATCGGTTTTGGTATCCGTTCGGCGGATGATAAGTCGACTGGTGTTATGCCTCACCTCAAGATGTACGATGCGTCGAGTCTGGCTTATCGTCAGGGACGCACTCGTCGTGGCTCTTATGCTGCTTACCTCGATATTAGTCATCCAGACATTATCAATTTTCTAGAGATGCGTAAGCCCACTGGTGATCAGAATATGCGTACTCTGAACCTTCACCACGGTATTAACATCCCAGACAGTTTCATGGAACTGATTGAAAAATGTATGGTTGACCCAGAGGCTGACGACTCTTGGGATCTGGTTGACCCAGCATCCAATGAAGTTCGTGAGACAGTATCAGCAAAAGAACTTTGGCAACGTATTCTTGAAATGCGTATGCAGACTGGTGAACCTTACATTCACTTCATTGACGAATCAAACCGTCAGATGCCTCAGTGGTTGAAAGACAAAGGGCTGAAGATCAATCAATCTAACCTGTGCTCTGAGATCATTCTACCTACCAACGAGAAACGTACTGCTGTTTGCTGCCTGTCTTCTCTGAACCTTGAATACTATGACCAGTGGAAAGAACACCCAACTTTCCTACGCGATGTCGCTGAGATGCTAGATAATGTTCTGCAATACTTCATTGACCACGCACCAAAAGAAATCAAACGTGCTAAGTATTCTGCAATGCGCGAGCGTTCAATTGGTATTGGTGCTCTTGGCTGGCATGCTCTTCTTCAACAGAAGAACATTCCATGGGAGTCTTCAATGGCTGTTGGTCTAAACAAAACAATTTTCAGTAAGGTTAGAGAGAAATTAGATGAAGCTAATAAAGCACTGGGATCTGAACGAGGTGAAGCACCTGATGCTGAGGGTACTGGCAATCGCTTTAGTCATCTTATGGCTATTGCTCCCAATGCTTCTTCTTCCATTCTCATGGGCAATACTAGTCCTAGCATTGAACCTTATCGCGCCAATGCTTATCGCCAGGACACTCTATCGGGTTCTCACCTAAATAAAAACCGTTATCTCGACAAGATTATTCAGGAAGAATCTAAGAAGCATTCTGAAGGATGGGCTGACGATGTTTGGCGTTCTATCATTGCCAACGATGGTTCTGTTCAACACCTCGATTGGATGGACGAATGGACTAAAGATGTCTTCAAGACTTCTATGGAAATTGATCAGCGTTGGGTTGTTCAGCATGCAGCAGATCGTCAGCAATGGATTGATCAAGCGCAATCGCTAAATGTATTCTTCCGTCCAGATTCTAACATTAAGTATATCCATGCTGTTCACTTCATGGCGTGGAAACTGAAGTTGAAAACTATGTACTACTGTCGTTCTGATAAGATCGCGAAAGCAGACAAAGTTGCCAAGCGTATCGAGCGTGAAGTTATCAAAGAGATTGACCTTCATGCTATGACTGGTGATGAGTCCGTCTGTTTGGCGTGTGAAGGCTAACCCTCACAGAAATGCGAAGGTTACTAAATAGTCTTATAGGAGGATTTATGAACTATAAGACTATTTACGAAAACCTGATCCAGAGCAGATCAAATCAACCGCTACTAAAAGACGAATATTATGAGTCACATCATATTATACCTAGATGCATGGGTGGAACTGATGACCCCCAAAATTTAATAAAATTAACTGCTAGGGAACACTTTTTAGCGCATCATCTTTTGACTAAAATCTACCCAGCAGAACATAAATTATTTTATGCTCTGTTTTGTATGATTCGAGACCCACATTCTAAAAGAAAATATACTTCTAGGGTTTATGAGATCGCTAAAAAAGAATACATAAAGATGCAGCGTGTTAGGCAGACTGAAAACAATATGATGTGGACTGACGAAGCAAAAAAGAAGATATCAGAAAGTATGAAAGGTGACAACAATCCTATGAGAAAATATCCAGAAAAAAATCCAGGATGGGGGAAATCTTTCGTTCGTGGTAAAAAATGGTATAACAATGGATCTCAAAATCTCTATCTATCACCAGATGAACCTATCCCAGAAGGATACGTCGTTGGTATGAAATACTCACCAAAGAAGAGAAAATAAATGGATGCCTACGACATTTCTGATAAGATAAAGAAATACTGGGCAGCACTGTTTCCGAAAGACAGTGGCTCTGGAAAGTTACCTAGAGCCACTATTAAAGTCGTCGTGAATACAGACTATGGTTATCGTGAGGTTGTGGGCGTTTATATTAAAGACGACAAAATAGAATTAGTACTGGATAAGGAATAAGAAATGATTAAGAAAACAAATAGACTCACGGATGAGCGAACATACTTCAAACCATTCAACTACCCATGGGCTTATGATGCGTGGTTGAAGCACGAACAAGCACACTGGCTTCACACTGAAGTTCCAATGGCTGAAGACGTTAAGCAGTGGAAGAAAAGTCTGACGAAACAAGAGAAAGAGTTTCTGACAAACATCTTCCGTTTCTTCACGCAAGGTGATATTGACGTTGCTGGTGGTTATGTAAAGAACTATCTTCCATACTTTCCACAACCAGAAGTTCGTATGATGTTGATGGGTTTCGCTGCACGCGAAGCACTACACATCGCCGCATACTCTCACTTGATTGAAACTCTTGGATTACCTGAGACAACTTACAATCAGTTCCTTGAGTATGAGGCTATGCGTGATAAGCACGACTTCGTTATGGAGATCGCTGCACAGAATACAACCAAAGAAAACACTGCAGCACACATCGCTACTTTCTCTGCGTTCACTGAAGGTATGCAGTTGTTCTCTTCATTCATCATGTTGCTGAACTTCCCACGCCATGGTATCATGAAGGGTATGGGTCAGATTGTTACATGGTCTATCGTTGACGAGACTATGCACGCAGAAAACATGATGCGCTTATTCAAAGAGTTCATCAAAGAAAACCCAGAGATCTGGGGTGATGAACTGAAGGGTAGAATCTACACTATCGCTGAGAAGATGGTTGAACTTGAAGACAAGTTCATTGACCTCGCCTTTGCTGATGGTGAGATGCGTGACCTTAAGAAAGAAGACGTTAAGCAGTACATTCGTTACATTGCTGATCGTCGTCTGATTGGTTTGGGAATGAAGGGTATCTTCAAAGTTAAGAAGAATCCGCTACCGTGGGTTGAAGAAATGATTAACGCACCTGTCCATGGTAACTTCTTCGAGAACCGAGTTACTGACTACGCTAAGGGTGCTCTAACAGGTTCTTGGGATGACGTATGGGGGAAAGCAGCGTAATGGCAACCAAGCACTTTGAATGCACCGAGTGTGGTGCTCGCGGTAAAATAGTGTTACGTTCAGAGCATGAGGCAGAGGAATGTGTATACTGCCCTGTCTGTTCGGCAGACATCTATGAGGAAGAGGAATTAGACGAGGACGAATAAATAGTCCACTATGTGGACTTTTAATAACGAAATCGTTGAATCATTACCAGACGACTGCATTGGCTTTGTTTACCTTATAACGAACAAAGCCAATGGTCGCATGTATATTGGTAAGAAGTTAGCTAAGTTCTCAAAGACTACTACCAAGACCGTTACTCTAAAGAACGGTACTAAGAAGAAAAAGAAGATCAGAAGTAAAATTGATTCTGATTGGCAAGAATATTATGGCTCTAGCAATGAACTGAATAAAGACATTGAACAGCTGGGGAAGGAAAACTTCACCAGAGAAATTCTTTTCTTCTGTAAGTCCAAGGCAGAGTGCTCGTATATCGAGGCACGTGAACAATTTACAAGGAAGGTATTAGAGTCGGACGATTACTACAATAACAACATCATGTGTAGAATCCACGGTTCTCATATCAAAGGAAAACTATGACATACCTACTATTCGCAGTAGCGTTAGCATTATCAGCAGTTGCCGCATGGTACGCCATCGCTGGTCTTATCGCAATCTTTGCTGCATCTGTTATACCGATTGCCATTATGGGTTCGTTGCTTGAAGCATCGAAACTCGTAGTAGCTTCATGGCTTTATCGTTCATGGAAAGAGATTCCATTACTGATGAAGACATACTTCTCGATAGCACTAGTGACTCTGATGCTATTAACATCAATGGGAATTTTCGGTTTCCTATCAAAAGCCCACTTAGATCAAGCAGTGCCTACTGGCGATGTTATGGCTAAGCTGGAAATCATCGACGAAAAAATTAGAACACAAAGGGAGAACCTAGATGCAAGTCGTCAAGCAATTGCTCAGCTGGATAAGCAAGTTAATGAAACCATCAGCAGAAGCACCAACACCAGTGGAGCAGAGCGTTCCGTCCAAATTAGAAGACAACAACAAGCCGAGCGTACAAGACTCCTCAAAGAAATCGGAACAGCGCAAACCGAGATCGCGAAACTACAAGAAGAACGTGCCCCAATCGCAGCCGAAGTCAGAAAAGTCGAAGCAGAAGTTGGACCAATCAAGTACATCGCTGAACTCATCTACGGGGAAGAAGCCAAAGACTCAACAATCCTCGAGAAAGCAGTCCGCTTCGTCATCTTAATGATTGTGTTCGTGTTTGACCCACTGGCTGTTTTGATGTTAGTGGCAGCGAACTGGCAACTTAAGAAAGATAAGCAAAAGAATGAAGACCCACCTGTTACTGCTGTAGTTGAATCTCAGATAACTGATGCCGTAACAGTGGCTCCAACTGTAGAACATACAATCGAAGAGCCACCTAAACCTCTGCCAGAGGAAGCTAAACCGATACTACATAAGTTTTTTAGTAAGGTTAAGGTCGAAGATAAGATCCGTGTCGAACCTCAGGTAGATCCAAAAACTATCGCAGAAGAAGTTGATGCTCTGCAAAAACACGACAAAGGCGTAGATTTTGACTCTCTAGGTAGAAGAATAACTCCATAATTCAAAAACGCTAAATATATGTACAAGTATGAATGTAAAATATGCGGGAGACTGAATGAAATAATTCAGGAATGTGTGGAGTGTAATATCCTACCTTCTCTTTCCCTTGTCGAAGATATAATGACCCTATTAACTACAACTATAAACAGGGCATCAGATGACCAAGAAGATCGCAGCAGCGGTGCTTTTTGTCATGACTTCATCTCTAGCGATCGCAGAGCCGATCGTAACTGACTCGACTAGTAGATCTGTATCAGAAACTACTTCAAATAGCACTACAACTATCAAGTCTCCGCCACCAACTGCAGTGGCGCCAGCAATCACCACAATTAACAACGATGTCTGTGCCACAGCAGCATCAGGTGCAGTACAAACCCAAATTTTAGGTATCTCTATGGGTGGTACTGTACGCGACATGAACTGTGAGCGTATCAAACTATCAAAGAATCTATTTGATATGGGTATGAAGGTAGCAGCAGTTGCTACTCTCTGCCAAGACGACCGTGTTTTCCAAGCCATGCTAGACGCAGGTACACCATGCCCAGTGCAAGGTAAGATCGGCGAGAACGCAAAGGATATCTGGAAAGCAAAGGGTCGCATCAAGGATGATGATGTAGTCATCCAAACTAAAGAGAAGGCTAAACAAGAGCCTCTCCGCGACGCAGGCGAGAAAGACAAGAAGTAATGAAGAAGTTCCTAGCAGTTTTGCTGTTAGGAATCTCCGTTGCTCAGGCTCAGGTTCCTACCATCAATAGCGGTGCCAGTGGAATAACACCTCCCACTGGTACTACTATCATCCACAACATGTGGGATGATGGTCACGTTCACGTTCCTCTCCAATTCGGATTCCCCCTATACGGTAAAACATTTACCAACTCCGTTATGTATGATAATGGAGTGGTGGGATTCTTCGCGCCTGCAACTACAATAACTCAGCCAATAGGTTGCGATCCAACACTTGGCGCATACTGCGGTGGTAATAACTGGGGAAGCCAGCAATTCACTACTACACTTGGTCCATCTTGGAACTACATGATCGCTCCGTTACACACCGATCTAGTTCCAACTCCTGGAAGCGTATACTCCACAACTGGTGACGCATCTCAGATGACCTATCGCTGGCAAAACGTCGGCGAGTACTACAACCCAAGTAACCTCAACACGTTCAGTCTACAGATTAAGCCTAGTGGTTTCATCGGTATAAACTACGAGAAGATCAACATCGGTCAGTCCAATGTTTCTGCGGGCATAACTGGCGACCTTTCTAAGAACGAGTTTGTCCAACACTACTGGAATCCAGCAGGTACGATAATCAATAACACTACCAACATGATTCCTAACTGGAACGTCCTTGGTACAGGTGTTGACCAGTGCACACTGGATCCGCTATCATCGAACACATGCCCTGGGTATGCTGCAGCATACCTAAGTCAGCAGTGCTCCATATCTTCTTTGTATAGCCCACAGTGCCCTGGATATGCTGACGCATACTTCAGCCAGCAGTGCACAGCCAATCAGCTATACAGTGTAAACTGTCCTGGATATGCTGCAGCATATCTACAGTACCAGTGTTCTCTAGATCCCCTTTATTCAACTACATGCTCTGGATATGAACAAGCCTACCACGATAAACAATGTGCAGCAGATCCTCTTTACGCAACTACTTGCACTGGATATGCTAAAGCGTATCACGAGCAGCAATGTTCAGCTAATCCGTTATACTCAACAGATTGTACAGGCTATGCTGCAGCCTACTTCAACCAACAATGTTCGCTGAACTCGTTGTATAGTCCAGACTGTCCTGGATATGGTCAAGCGTATTTCAACCAGCAGTGTTCTATAAGCCCTTTATACAATGTAAACTGTACAGGCTACACTCAAGCATACCACGATCAACAGTGTTCAATCAATGCACTATATGCTCAAGACTGTCCTGGATATCAAACGGCTTATTACAATCAACAGTGCACTCTGAACCCATTGTATGATAAAGGTTGTACTGGCTACGCACAAGCCTATGCTCTGAAGTATGTAGTCGTGACTACCAGCGTTGTAGTTGCCCCTACTCAAACCACAACAACTGCTGCCCCTACACCAGATGCATCAGGAGAGTTAAAGGTTGCTGTGGTAGCTGATCAAACTGTTAATAACGTTGTCACAACAACTGCTACCTCTGCATCTCCAGCGCAAGCAGCGACTGCAACCGTTCCTCTAGTTCAAGCACCAGTTCCTGTTGCTACAAATCTCACTACTACACAGAAAACTGAGGAGAAGAAAGATGCTACTGCGTCTAGTGTATCTTCGTCATCAACTACACAAACAGCTTCTGGAACTGAGACTAAGACTGATACTAAGCCAACAGCAAGACAAGAACTTCAAGCAAGAAGAGAAGCAGCAGCTAAAGCCAAAGCAGTAGAGGATGGAAAGAATCTTGCTGCTACTATGGGTAAGGTTGCTGACATGGAAACACAAAAGCAGGTGCAGAACGTAGTTATCCAAGCTATGGGATTTACTCCAGGATTTGATGCGTATGGTAAAGTGACAATTCCCCAGACTATCGGGTATAAACCATACACGATTTATAATAATCAAACAAACGTCGACAACAACAGACTCGGAAGAGGGCTGTATGGTCCAAGCGATCGACTACACAATGATCTAGTCGACTCTCAGTACCACAGGGGAAATTAAATGAAGTATGTTTACGCTTTATTCGTCATAATAGTTGTCATGTTTCTAGGCTATACGGTCAATAGTGTTATGACCTTCGCCGATCAGGTGAAAACAAGAGCCAATATGATCAACCACGCAATCGAAGGGAAATAAAATGACAGAAGAAATCAAAGATGTCAACAAGAAAGTCGACCAGCTAGAGGCTGGCGTCAAGAAGTATATGAGTAAAGATACTGTTATCAGTATCGGTGGCTATGAATTCACTCCAGCAAAAATGATGGTAGCGTTCACCATCGTAACTTCTATTCTGGGTGGCTTGTATGGTGCATTTGAGACATACAAAGACTATCAGAGTATGAAGAAACGTATCGCCGAGTACGTTGCACCAGACCTATCAGAACTACAAGCGAAGATGGATATCGTCGTCGAGAAGTCAGAGAAGTCTGTACAATACACTCAAGATATTAAGAACGATCTAAAGTCTGACATTCGTCGTCTGGAAGGTATCGTCGATAGTGTCGAACGTTCTTCTAAGCAGAGCCAACGTGAAAGTGATATGGCTGTGAAGGAAGTTCGCGACGAGTTGCGCCGCAATGGTAAGGAACAAGAACAATCACTGCGCCAACTAAATAAAGAAATCGATAACAAAATTCAGCGTGCGTTAGACAATCCGCTAGCAAGATAATAATAACAAGGATTCGCGATGAACGACCGTAAATTAGTAAGATGGCTTTTGCTTCTCCTAGTACTCCCACTAGGTTTAGCAATGTGTAGCAAAGAGCAGTTCCGCTACCCATGTCAAGACCCAGCCAACTGGGATAAAGATTTTTGTAAAATGCCTCTCTGTGATGTGACCCGTAGCTGTCCAGAACACATCTTCAAAGGTCAGAGAGACCCTCGCTTAGGACCACCAAAAGATGATGTCAAAACTGCTGCACCAAATAACCAACCTGTACCAAATGCTGTTCAAGGAGCAAACTGTGGAAAATAATGTTATGTACACAGAAGAACAGTTGATGGCTCGACTGAAGTTTTTCATTGGCGTTTGCCTTTCTCTAACTTTGTTCGGTATCGTCTTCGTTGTTCTTTACTATCAGGCATCATGCTTGCTGGTAACTCTAAGGAAGATAAAGAAGCGATGCTAGAAGCGCACAAGAAAGCTGCAGACAACTTCGAAGCTACGAAGAAAGTTATGCATGACGTTCCTGCGCCAGCGCCAGTCGTACAATCACCAATGAACTTTCGTTCACCACTAGCAGAAGCTACAGTAATGCCAGTGTACGAGGCAGGTGACCCGACTCATCGTAACGTGCGTAACGACTAATGACACCACAACAAGAGTCTTGGATGAATAGAAAGTGGCGTCCAGCTATGGGCTGGACGTACATGGCTATCTGCATTCTGGACTTTGCCATCTTCCCCATCCTCTGGTCGATCCTTCAAGCGTACTATGATGGTCAGGTGGTCAATCAGTGGGATCCTCTCACGTTAAAGGGTGCTGGGTTGTTCCACATGGCTATGGGTGCAATTTTAGGTATCGCAGCGTGGAGTCGCGGACAGGAGAAGATTGCAATTTCTTCTGCGCCGACTCCGCTAAACACACCTCCAACTCCACTACCTCCAACTAGCTACCCAACTGCAAGAGTTGCAGACGCCGACTACCTTCCTCGAAATACTCGAAACGACTAAATAACCCTACACTTTGGTAGGGATTAGACCCCTGTAAGTTGTTGATACTACAGGGGTTTTTCTCACTCAAAAACTTGTTTACTTTTATTCGTAGCTGGTGTATAATAACTCTATTGAATGAGAAAACAGGAGTTGTTATGAAGGGTTCTATCCGTGCTTTGGTTGGTTTCTTTATCGCTTTTGGTGCTGTGGGTACTTTGGATATTGACCCCAGTGCTAGCCTTCTTCTTCAGATGTGCATTGCTGGCGTTGGGCTTGCTGTTATGTACTCTGGTATTCGTGCTATGAGGAATGCGTGATGTTTACGATCGATGAAATTAACTCGGTGTTGCGTAGGTTCGCTATTGAAGACGCTGAGAAGCGAATGGCTGAGTACGCTGATCTTCTTGAAGAAGAACATATGTACGAGAACTTACTTAAAGAGCATGAGATGCTGCGTCTTGCAGATCTTCTTGAAGACTTCTCGCCTTTCGACACATGTAACAGTTGAGGAATTATGGATAAACGATTGGAAGAAATCCTGCACATTACGCAGGAAGAGTGTGCTGAGGTTACGCAAGCTATCAGCAAGGTGTTTCGGTTTGGGTTTGCTAGCCAACATAATGGCAAGAGCAACAAACAACATCTTGAAGAAGAGATCGGTGACTTGGAATGTATGATTGACTTGATCAAGTCTGAGTTCGCTGTTGATGACGCCGAAGTATTGAAAGCCAAGATTCGCAAGGCTGAAAAACTTAATCAGTGGTCAACCCATATCAGAACTAAAGTTGTATGATTACAATTGATGGTCTAACAAAAGAACAGGTGCGCATGCTCGATGAGATGTGGGCACTTGAGACTATGGAAGAGATGGCTGAGTGGATGGAGAATGTCCCAGCCGAGAAACGCCAGATGGCTGAACTCTTGCAGGAAATGTTGATTCTTGCAAGCATAGATGAGGATTTAGATGAGTTGTCAGATGCAACTCAAGTGTTGTCAAAGTTTATTTGATTTTCAAGAGGATATCGTGTATAATTGTAAGCTGAAACCTAGAGATTTTGTAGCAAAAGATCTCCGCACTCCAAAGTACCGCATGCGTGTAGTGGAGTCTAAGGTTCGGTACACCCGTAAAATTAAACATAAAGGTAAGCACGATGCTCAATACGTATGAAATTTACAAAGCTGGTTTACGTACTACTCTAACTGTTCAAGACTTAGAAGTCGGCGATCTAGTTGAGTTGAAGTTTCATCGCCTAATGGTAGATGAACAGTCAGGTAAAGAGATTGTAAACTCTAGTTACACCATGTACTACACGCCAGACGAGTTGAAGAATTTCTTAGAGCCATTTATTAATGATATGAAAGTGAGGTTCGATAATGCAAACAGTGTTCAAAACTGAGAAAGAGTTTGATGAATTCAAGACTTGGACTTATGGACTACTCAGAGACCCCAACGCAAAAAATCTGTGCGTTACTTTTACCAAAAAAGACGGAACAGAGCGAAAGATGCAGTGCACCCTTGTCGAGAGTCGAATCCCAACAGACAAGACTCCAAAGGGTAACGAAGAAGCAGTTAGCCAGACTGCTGGATCCGCAGTACGTGTCTTTGACACAGAGATAAATGAATGGCGTAGTTTCCGTTGGGATTCTGTAACTAAAGTGGAGTTTGACCTATGAGTGATGTTATTAACATTGTTTTGCTAGTTGCACTTATCGTGTTTCTGATTGTCGTTGGTCCATTGCTGACCATCTGGGCACTCAATACACTATTCCCTGTACTGGCTATCCCATACACCGTTTGGACTTGGCTTGCTGTCATCTTCCTCGGTGGTTTCCTGCGTGCGAACGTGAATATCAAGAAGTGAGATTATGACTGTATCCTCTCCAGAAGACAAGAAGAAGATCTTTGGCGCTATTCGCGAGATTAGCAACTCTATGACTCGAATCGAGGCTGAGCGAGATCTTATCAAAGACATCGTCAAAGACGTATCTGATAACTTCCAGATTCCACGCAAGACGGTAAAGAAGATTGCTACAACCTTCCATAAGCAGAATATGACTCAGGTTGAGCAAGAACACGAAGAATTCGTAGAACTCTACGAAGACGTTACAAAAGTCTCTCCATAACCCTACAAACTTGAGGGTTATCTGTTGACTTTTATTCCGCTTTGCGGTATAATATATTATATTATGGAGGTTAGAAACCTATGGCAACGACTGCAAAGCGTAAGCAACTGATTGAAAAAGCCGAACGTATGGTCAAAGGGACGGAGCATACGCTCCGTCCCGACCACTACATGTCTGATCTGATCGGTGCGCTTAATTACTACAACGCAAACCACGACGACAAAGAAAAGAAGAAGTGGTTCCTCAAGTATATGGCTCAGACTGACAAGAAGCTGGCTGTTGAGCTTCTCAAAGTTGACGAGTACCATTTCCGTTACGCTGGTATTCTTGCGCGTCTACTCGACGGTGGGTCTGCACTGCAAGAAAAAGAGTACAACTACCTTCAAGAGCGTATTGCTTTCTTGAAAGAGCAGGTTGGCACTCGCCAGAAATCTCAAGACAAAGCTGACAAGAAAGCTGCCGATGCAGCTAAGGCTGCGTCTCCGTCTAACGTAATCTCTATCCAACAACGTATGGACGAGAAAGCCCATGAGTTGGCTGGTGAGATAGAGGGAGCAATTGATGACTTCTGCCTCAATAAGACAAGCGACTTCTCGACGAAGAATTATCTTCTGGCAAACCAAGTCGCGGGAGCGATCGCAAAAAGAATTGGAGAGTTCTACACTCCACTCGCAGCAGAATTGCGCGAAGCCTATGAAGGAAAATGCCCTCAACTCAAAGAGGGATACTCCCACTTCACCAAACGAGAACTGAAGAAGTTTATCGAGTTTGTGGACGGTATCATCGCTGACTGCTCTCAGCAAGTGCAAACTGCTAAGGTCAATCGTGCACCACGCAAGCGTAAACCTACATCGCCTGTCAAGCTGGCTTCCAGGGTCAAGTACCTTAAAGAGTTTACTGAACTCAATCTGAAGTCAGTGGCACCTGCCAATATTGTTGATGCTACCGAAGTCTGGGTGTATAATACCAAGTACCGTCGCATTGCGGTGTACAAAGCAGATGTTGGCTCGCTGTCCGTCAAGGGTACGACCATCGTAGGATTCTCGGTCACTGAATCTAAACAGATGACCCTGCGCAAACCTGAAGAATTCTTCAAGGGATTGTCCATCGGCAAACGTGCGCTGAACGCGAAGTTGAAGACGCTGACTACCAAGCCAGCGCAACCCAATGGTCGTATCAACGAAGAAACAATTATCCTTGGAGCATTTTGATGATTCTAGTAGATTATAGTCAGGTAGCACTTGCTGCGATTCTGACGTTCCAACGAGAACTGAAAGGTACTGAATCAGAAGTTAAGAATCTGATTCGCCACGTAACCCTCTCCACAATCAAGTCATACAAGAAGAAGTATGGTGGTGAGTTTGGAGAACTGGTCATCTGTTGCGATGGTCGTAAGTACTGGCGCAAAGAAGCATTTGCACACTACAAAGCAGGTCGTAAGAAGTCACGTGATGCTTCTGATCTGGATTGGAAGCTGATCTTTGACACGCTGTCTGAAATGCGTGACGACATCTCTCAACACTTTCCGTGGCGAGTGGTTCACGTAGATCGAGCAGAGGCTGATGACGTCATCGCCACATTAACAAAGTGGTGCCAAACAAACCAGCTTGTTCAAGAAGGTTTGATGGAAGAGCCGCAGAAAGTTTTGATTCTTTCTAGCGACAAAGACTTCAAACAACTGCAGCTGAATCCAAATGTCAAGCAGTGGTCACCCATGCAGAAAAAGTATGTGACTGCATCCAAGCAAGAGATCCGTGACTTTATGATTGAGCACATCGTCAAGGGTGATGCTGGTGACGGTGTGCCAAACATCCTCAGTAACGACAGCGTGTTTGTTGATGGTGTTCGTCAAAAGCCAGTCAGCCAGAAACGTCTCGATGAATTTTACGAGAAGGGTTTTGATGCTTGCCGCACTGAAGACGAAAAGCGTAACTGGTATCGAAACGCCACTCTTGTTGATTTCAGTTACATTCCTGAAGACGTAAGCAAGGATATCGTTGACACGTATCTAAATAACAAACCCAAAGGGGACAAGATGGCTGTGATGAACTATCTGATTCAGCACCGTTGTCGTCTTCTCCTCGATGAACTCGATGATTTTTAAGGAATGACATGGCGAAATATATTACACACATCCTAGATGAGATCAACGCAGACCCGAAGAAGATCGAGCAGTACAAAGCTAATGCTGCTCTACGTCTAATCTTTGAGCATGCGTTTCTACCAGAGAAGAAGTTTGAGTTACCTGAGGGAGATCCTCCATACAAGCAGGACTCTGGTCCACTGGGTATGACTCCAGCAAATCTCTATCAAGAGGTACGCAAACTATACGTATTCTGTCGCAAAGATCTGCCTACTATTCGTAGAGAGACTTTGTTCGTTCAGCTGCTCGAGAATCTGCACCCATCCGAAGCTGAGTTGGTTCTTGCAATTAAAGACCAGAAGCTAACGAAGAAGTATCCAAAGATTACACATAAGTTGGTAGCTGATGCTGGGTTCATTCCTGCACCACCTGCAAAGGAATCCAAAGCAAAAAACTCCAAGGCTCCAGAGCCGACTGGAGCAGACAGTACCAAATAAAGTTGACTTGGAAACAAAAGTGTAGTAGACTTATACTTAAGATTATGAATGGAGTGAAGAATGCCTAATTGGTGCGACAACAGTGTCCGTCTGACACATCAGGACAAAGAAAAGATTGATGCGTTAGAGAACGTGCTGAAAGACCAGCAAGACTGCGAAGTCTTTTATCATCTACGCCCACGACCAGTGGAAGAAGATGAGAACTGGTATGATTGGAACTGCAACAACTGGGGCACCAAGTGGGACATGACCATCATCGACTTCAATCGAGAAGATGACCATACCATTTGGATCTCATTCGAAACTGCATGGTCGCCACCAATCGCAATGTACGAGTTTCTCGTTGACGAAGGTTGGGAGGTTGAAGGTTACTACCATGAAAGTGGTTGTTGCTTCTGCGGCAAGTTCACCAATGAAGATGGTGATGAGTTTTACGAGTACGACTTTAGTGATAGAAAGAGCATTGAAGCTATCCCGCAAGACATTGAAGATTTTACTGGTCTCTTAGACTATCACGACCAGTGTAAAGAGGATGGGTACTTTGATGAAGAAGAAGTGGATTGATGCGTTTATGGATACAGCTGAGCGTTTTGCTCAGCTGTCAAGCGCAAAGCGTTTACAGGTTGGTGCGGTAGTCGTTCAAGACAATCGTATCATCTCTATTGGATATAACGGTACACCTGCTGGGTGGACTAATGAATGTGAGGGTGAAGATGGAAAGACTAAAGGCGAAGTTATTCATGCAGAAGAAAATGCTATCCTCAAGCTGGCTCGTGATGGTGAGCGAGGCAATGGTTCCGATCTATTCTGTACTCACGCTCCTTGCATTCAGTGCGCTAAACTAATCTATGGTGCAGGTATACAAAAAGTATACTACCGTGATACCTAC